GGTGCTTTGGGTGGTGCTTTAACAATTTTGTTTAAGAAATCCTTTGATTTTTTAGATGTCATAGGCAAGATAGCCACGCGGACAGGTGCAACAACTGATGTAATTCAAGCCTTTCAATTATCTGCAATACAATCAGGTGCATCTATTGAAACTGCAAACAAAGCAATCCAAAAATTTGCCAAGATGGTTGGTGAGGCAAGAAAAGGATTAAAAACTTATACAGATATATTTGATAGATACAATGTTGCCTTGCTTGATGCTGGTGGTAATGAGAGAGATTTCAATGAGGTTTTAAAAGACACCATGACAGGCTTAATGCAAAGTCAAAATATCTTTTTAAGAAATGCAGATTTAGCCTTGCTATTTGGTAGAGCAGGTCAAGAACTTACCAATACTTTAATGATGGGTGGTAAAGCATTTGATGAATATATAGAAAAAAACAAGACACTTGGCTTAATTATAAAAACACAAGCCATAAGAAGTGCTGAGTCATTTAACGATAGACTGTCGAGATTAGGATTTAGATTTAGAGTCATTAGAGATACTATTACAACTGCTTTTTTACCTGTTTTAGAAGATATAGCCAAAGGTTTTGAAGAATTTTTTGATACTAAAAATTTACAAACTTTTACAAGACAGTTTGTAATTGATTTTCTTACAGGATTAGGAAAAGTTGCTGTAGGTTTAGATGCATTTGTACAAGGGTTTGTAAGTTTTTTTGGTACTCTTGGATATATCATCAAAGGAGTTAAAGTACAATTTTTAAAACTAAGTGCTATTGGACATGAACTTGCAAATTCTTTATCTTTTGGTTTAGTAGGATCAACAGAAAGAGCAAAAGAACTTTCAGAAGAAGCAGATAGACTTTTTGCATCTTTAGCACAACCACCAGCAGAAAATACCTTTTTAACTGAAACTATCAAAACTATTAATAATATAAGAGATTTATTCCAACAAGGTCTTGATGAAGATATAAAAAATTCTTTTGTCGGACCAATACAGCAAGTTTCAGAATTTGAAAAAAGATTACAAGAATTTGCACAAAACGCACAAGCACCATTACAAGCATTTAAAGATGGTATAGGCACAACAGGAAAATTGATTGGCGATACTATGGTTGCTTCAATGAATAAATTTGAAGATACTTTGGTAGATGGTTTGATGTCAGGTAAATTTGCCTTCAAAGATTTTGCAAACTTTGTGATTAAAGAATTATTAAGAATAGCAATTAGAAAATTAATTATAGATAAAATTACAGGTGGTTTTACTTCTTTCTTGGGTGGATTAGGTAAAGAGAGAGGTGGTACTGTCACAGCAAACAAGCCATACATAGTCGGTGAAGCTGGTGCAGAATTATTTGTACCAAACAAAACAGGTACAATCGTTCCAAACAATAGATTAAGTGGTGGAATGGGATCAGGTGGTATGCCTATAAACATTACTTATAATATACAAGCCTTTGATTCAAAAGATACTATCAGTGCAATAACAGAAAATGCACCTACAATATCTGCCATAATAGAAAGTGAATTTAACAAAAGAGGTAGAAGAGGTTTCTTAACATGAGTGGCACTTTTCCCACATCACCATCAGCTAGTAGTGTAACAATTAAATCTATTGAGCCTACATTGGTATCAGTAACACAGAATTTAAAAAGACAAGTAAGGAGAAGAGGTGGTCAAAGATGGCAACTTGATGTTGAATTTCCACCAATGACAAGATCAGAGTTTGCACCTATTTACGCTTTTGCAGTCAAACAACAAGGTCAATTTGAAACTTTTACCTATGTACCGCCTGTAATTGGCACTTCTCAAGGCGACACTTCAGAATCACCTGTTGTCAATGGTGCTGTATCAGTAGGTGCGAATCAGGCAAATGTAGATGGTTTAACAGCTTCACAATCAGGAATAATAAAAGCTGGTGATTTTTTTAAATTTAGTGGTCATACAAAAGTGTATATGGCTACTCTTGACATGGATTCAGCAAGTTCTGGTGATTCGACTCTAACTTTTGCACCGAATCTTTTAAATGCTGTTGCAAACGATGAAACCATAACTTTTGTTTCTGTACCTTTTACCGTAGCTTTTACACAAGATATTTCACAATTCAATACTGATGCTACTGCTTTATTTGGTTTTAGCATGTCACTAATAGAAGTTTTTTAATGAAATGGATAGAGGAAGTACAAGTGCATTTCAAACTGAAATTGTTAAATCTGCAAATAAACCATTTCATTTATTAGTACTTTCTTTTGATAGTGTTGTTTATTATCTTTCAGATGCATATATACCTGTAACATATAATGGCAATGAATATACTCCTACAGGAGATTTTCTAAGTTTTTCTGATATTGTTGAAACTAACGAAACAAATATTGAAAGTATAAATATTGCTTTATCAGGCATTCCCACAACTTATGTAAATTTATTTTTGACTGATGAATATTTAGATAGACAAGTACAAATTTATAAAGCATTTTTAGATTCAAGCGAAGCTATTGTTTCTGATCCTTTATTAATATTTTCTGGAAGAATAAATAACCCTGTAATAAAAGAAGATGTCGAAGCTGGTACAAGCACAGTAGCAGTACAGGCAAGTTCTTTGTTTGTAGATTTTGATAAAATCAATGCAAGATTTACCAATAACGAATCTCAGCAAAGTTTCTTTGATGGCGATACAGGATTTAGGTTTAGTTCTATTATAGTCAAAGAATTAAATTGGGGATTGACTACAGGTGCGACTGCTTCAGGTGGCGGTAGTGCAAGTGTAAGCACTCAAGGGAATGTTACATCACCAATAAACAATACTTCACCAGCACAAAAAAGTATTTTTAAAGAACACAGTCCTACAAACCCATCAGCAACTTTACAATCTGGTTCAGTAAGAATACATTTTAATTATGCAAATAGAAGCACATCAACTTTTACTGTAGGTCAGCTTATAGAAATCAATGGTTTTGAATCGGTAACTTTTGATGATGGTGAATACATTTTAAGTTCAGCTATAAATTTTTCAGAGGGTGCAGGAACACACGCTATAACATCAATAGATTCAGATGGTTTTGGTTTTACTATCGCAGTTCCAAATACAGTTACATCTGTTAAATCAGGTAAATTTGGTGGTAGTGAAATCACAATAGACAATGAATTAATTGTGCCTGTCTTGTTACAGACTGTTTCTGGTTCTAATTTAATAACTGTCAATGTAGATAACTTTGCCAAAGTAAATGAAGATGTATCTTTTAATTTAGAAACAACAAGCGTTGGTGGGATAAGCAGTACAGTTTTGAGTAACAATCAAAAAATAACATCAAGAACTACTGATACTTTGACTGTTGCAGTAACAGAAAGAAATAATATTTTAGCTAATCCTTTTAGAACAACATCTGGCTCAACATCTGTAATCATTGATTTTGCACGACATAATATTGCAGTAGGCGATTCGATTACAATTGCTAATGCAACAGCAGTTGGTGGCATACCAGCTTCCGATCTAAACAAAAGTCATACTGTCACTAGCATAACTGCAAATAGCATTACAATCACGGTAGCAACATCTGCATCAAGTACCACAAGAGGTGGTGGAAATTCAGCGACATTAGATACATTTATTATAGTAACCAATCCAATAGAAACTACCGCTTCTTCTGCTACTGTAAAAGTTCATTATGCAAGTCATGGTTTGGCAAATAGCGACACCATATCTTTATCAGGCATAGATGATGTAGGGGGTTTAGATAGAAGTTTGTTCAATAAATCACATACAGTTGTCGATGCTTCAAATACAGATTATTTTACTATTACGCTGACACAATCAGCTTCTAACACAGAATTTGGTGGTGGCTCAAGTGGTGTTTTAGAAAGACCTATAAAAGCTACATCTACAGTAAATTATGGTTCACCATTAAGCACAATCAATTTGCCAACCGAGATAAGATGATAGATATAAAAAAAGCAAATCAATACATTGAATCAAAATTAGATCAACCTTTTGCGTGGGGAAAAAACGATTGTAATACATTTATAGTCGAATATTTTGATAAGGTTTTAGGCACAGATTTATTAAAAATAATATACAAAAAATATTCTGACAAAGAAGGTGCTATTGAGTTTCAAAAAAAATTTGGACAAAGAATATCTGGCAGATGTTTACAATTAGGATTCGTTGAATATCACCCAACTAAAGCAATTTTTGGAGATATATTAGTCAAACATAATGAAAATTGGGATTCATGTCATATTTGTATTGGTAGTAAAATGGCATCAGTAGATGAAACCATAGGCACAGCAATTTTACCAATAGCTGATTTTAACCTTTTTGATTCTGCATATAGATTAAGTGATGAAAATTAAAAACATAATATTATTTTTAGCTTCTTTATTTTTCACAGGTAGTCTTTTTGCCTTACCTGCTGTTGCACCTGTTTTCGTTGCCATAGGTTCTGCTGTTGCAGGTGCTGTAGGTGTAACAGGAATTGCAGTTGGTACAGCAATTGCAATTGGTGTGGCTACAGTAGTCGTTGGTGCTTATGTTGGTACTCAGTTAATAGGCATGGCTAATATGGACTTTTCTGAAACTATGTCATCACAAGCAAGGAGTGTACTTTCAAATCAACAAGGCTCAACAAATCCATTACCTGTAATATATGGCAAAAGAAGGGTTGGTGGCACACCTATTTTTTATCATGTTTCAGGTGATAACAATGAGTTTCTTCACATTGTCTATGCTATCGCAGAAGGAGAAATACAAGGAATCAGTCAAATATATTTTAACAATGATCCTTTAATAGAAACTGACTTTAATATTTGGTTTGGTGCTTCACAAGGCATAAATGATAAATATAAAAATGTAGTCAAATTTGAAATTTACAATGGTACAGAAACACAAACTGCTGATACAGATTTAATTTCAGAAACAGATGGTGTTTGGACATCATCAGATAAATTACAAGGTGTTGCTTATGCAATTATAAGATTGGAATTTGTTCCTGAAATATTTGGCAACACAGGAATACCACAAGTAAATTTTGATGTTATTGGAAAAAAAACAAGAAGCGTTACTTCAGGCGGTTCAACAATAAAAGTATTTAGTGATAATCCAGCAGATTGCATAGAAGATTATCTCACTAACACAATTTATGGCAGATCAATACCGACATCAGATATAGATACCGCTTCTTTTACTTCTGCCAGAAATATTTGTAATACTACTGTTACAGTAGGTGATAAGACACAAAAAAAATATACTTGCAATGGAGTTTTAGGAACAAACAACAAAGCTATTGATAATATAGAAAAACTTCTGACATCTTGTAGAGGTTCTCTAATTTATACAGGTGGTAAATATAAATTAATTATTGATGATACAGGTACAGCAGTACAAACTTTTGATGAGGACAATATTGTAGGTGCTTTTGAATTAGCGTTAGGTGGCAAAGAATACAAAGCAAATAGAATTAGAGCAAATTTTTTCAATGTTAATAGAGATATGCAAGGAGATTTTGCTATTGTGGAAAGTTCTACCTTTAAATCTCAAGACAATGGCTTGACTTTAGAAAAAGCAATAGAACTTCCATTTACAGACCAAATGGAAAGAGCAATGATGATTTCTACAATAAATCTAAAACAATCAAGGCAATCTTTGGTTTTTAACTTCACTTCTACAATAGAAGGTCTTAGGGCAGAAATAGGGGATGTTGTTTTCATTTCTTTGGAATCTTTAGGTTGGAATACTCTCAATTCTAATCAAGGTAAAAAATTTAAAATAATGAAACTTGCAATAAAAAATGATGATGAAGTAAAAATTACAGCAAGAGAATATGATGATGATGTTTATAATTTTGGTGTAATATCTGCGGAAGATACAGCACCAAATACAAACTTACCTGATTTTGCTACTGTTGAAAAACCGACTATAGGTACTATCTCTGAAAACCTAATTGCTATACCACCTACACTTTTTAACAGATTAACTATTAATTGGACACAACCTAAAAACTCATCAGTAGAATCTTATGAGATAGGCATCAATAAATTAAACACAGTAAGATTAGATAATAAATCTAGCTTTGATTTTGAAGGTAGAACTATAAATGAAAGTTTTACTGTAGATAAGTTAGAAGCTGGTCAATATTTTGTTTCTGTAAGGGCAAAAAATAGACTTGGTGTATTTTCCGATTTTGCAACAAAAACATTTGAAGTCAAAAATTTTGGCATTTTGCCTGATGTCAATACACCTGCTATTGGTTCTGTTACAGAAGAATTATTTACCACTACACAAGGTTCAGGTGTAAAAGCAAAAGCAACTTTAAATTTTGGTGCTTCAGTAAATACTGAATGGGAAGATTTAGGTGTCACAATAGATCACTATGATGTTGAATTCAAAAAGTCCACTGAAGCATCTTTTCAAGGTGCAGGTACATCTGAAAATACTAATTTTGAATTTTTTGACATAGAACCAGCTTTGTATGAATTTAGAGTAAGAGCAGTAAATACTGTTGGAGTGGCTTCAGCTTTTGCATCTGCAACTCAAAGAATAAATGGTTTGACTGCTATACCTGCTGATGTTTCTAATTTATATTTAAGAGCAGATTCAAATACTGCTACTTTAAGTTGGACACCCACCACAGATTTAGATGTAAAGATAGGTGGTACTTTTGAAATTAGACATTCTTCCGTTACATCATCTGCACAATGGTCACAATCAACTCAAGTGGGTGAAGCAGTATCAGGTATTTCTAATTCAGCAGAAGTGCCGTTGTTAGTTGGAACTTATCTAATCAAGGCGGTAGATTCTTTGGGTATAAAATCTGCTAATGCAACTTCTGTGGTTAATACAGTTACACCAGATCTTTTTCAATCGCAAACATTTTTAACAAGAACTGAAAATCCATCTTTTTCTGGTACAAAAACCAATATGGTTGCAACAGATAATTTATTAAAATTAGAAGGTAGTACCCTTTTTGATTCATTAGGACTTATAGATGAACTTGGTTTGATAGACTCTGCTGGTGGTGTAAGTCTTTCAGGTAGCTATGAATTTGCAGATGTTATTGACACAGGAATTTCTGCACAATCTTATAGGCTTAGTTCTGCTTTAGCTTTTACCACAAGTTCAACCACAGATTTTTTTGACTCAAGGTCAGGCAACATAGACACATGGGATTCAATAGACTCAAACACTTATGATGATGTCGAAGTACAATTGCAAATAGCAACTACAAATGACGACCCAAGTGGTAGTCCTACCTTTACTGATTTTCAAAATTTTAGAATAGGAAATTATTATGGTCGTGCTTTTAAATTTAAATTATTAGTCACATCAGGCGATGTTACTCATCAGGTATTTATATCATCGCTATCTGCAACCTTAGAAACTTTTGCAAAAATAGATACACAACAATTGACATCAAGTACAAGTGCATTAAGTGTAAGTTATGGCACACCATTTTTAGTCGCACCTAAAATAGCGGTTACAGCACAAAATATGGCAAGTGGTGATTTTTATGAAATAGGCAGTATTACTACATCTGGTTTTACAATTACTTTTAAAAACAGTAGTGGTACAATTGTCGCTAGGACTTTCGACTATATAGCAAGAGGTTTTTAAATGGCACAACACGATTATGATATAGCAAACCAAACAGGTGCAAATTTTAGGGCAGATTTAAATAATGCTTTAGATGCCATTGTATCTAACAACTCAGGTTCATCAGAACCATCTACTACATTTGCTTATGAATGGTGGATTGATACTTCTGCTAATGTTTTAAAATTAAGAAATTCTGCAAACAATGCTTGGATTACTTTACCTTTATCAATAACCGCAAGTAATGAAACATCAGGTGCTTTAACAGTAAATGGAAACTTAACGACCACAGGTATATTAGATGCTGATGGTGGTGTTACTGTTGATAACATTACTATTGATGGAACAGAAATAGATTTATCTAGTGGCGATCTAACTATTGATTCTGCTGGTGACATCATTCTTGATGCTGATGGTGGTAATGTAACATTTAAAGATGGTGGTACTGCTATAGGAGATTTAGTAAATTCATCTTCTGATTTTGTCATAGAGTCAAAAGTACAAGATAAAGACATAATTTTTAAAGGTGATGATGGTGGTGGGGTTATAAGTGCATTGACCTTAGATATGTCTGAAGCAGGAAATGCTATTTTCAATGGCTCTATTGATGTCGGTGGCAGTATTACAAAAACAGGAGATTTTACATTAGATGTTTCTGGGGATATTACTCTTGATGCGGATGGCGGAGATTTTAAATTTGCTGATGGTGGCACAGACATTGGTCAATTTATTAACTCATCAAGTGATTTCAAAATAAGGACTGTCGTTCAAGATAAAGATTTAATATTTGAAGGTAATGATAATGGTGCAACTATTACTGCCCTTACCCTTGATATGTCCGAAGCAGGTTCAGCAACTTTTAATGATAATGTCACCGCTTTTTCAGATGAAAGATTGAAAGATAATATAGAAACACTTGAACATGGTTTGGCTAAAGTTGAACAACTAAGAGGTGTAACCTATATAAGGGATGGTAAAGAAAATATTGGAGTTATCGCCCAAGAAGTTGAAAAGATCTTACCTGAAATTGTATTGACTGCTGATGATGAAATGGGTACTAAGTCTGTGGATTACAGTAGAATAACTGCGGTATTGATTGAAGCTGTTAAAGATTTATCAGCAAAAGTAAAAGAATTAGAGAATAAATAATGGCATTACCAACTTCAGGTGCTTTATCTTTAAACGCTATTCATGTTGAAGCTGGTGGTACTACAGGTACAACTTGTTCTTTAAATGATACTGATATAAGAGGATTAACTCCTGCTTCTGGCAAAACTATTAATAGCACTCAAGGTACAACTGTAGATTTTGACGATTTTTATGGTGCTAGTAGTGTTTCAGCTTTACATAGTGCAACCTTGACTGTTGGTGAAAAAAATTCTGGCTCACCATTTTTTATCACTCATATGGGTTTTAATAGCGTAAATAATATGTATGGGACTGTTATTGGTACTTATGGAAGTTTATCTGATGTTCAAAGTTCAACTGGTTTTGTCAATAATAATGAAATTTTTTCGGTAAATGCAATTACAAATCTTTCTTACTTTTACTTCAACATTGATAATGCAAGTGCAGTAACTAATAGCAATAGCGGTGCTTTTACAACTATGACTGTTAATAGTGTTGCTTTAAACAGGTCTAGTGCTATTTTCCTTACAAATACTTCTATAGGCTATCAAAGGTGGTGGTGGCTATCTCAATCAAACCCATTACCTTCAGCTGGTTCAACTTGTACTGTTGAGTGGACTTAAAATGGCAAAACAAAAAATTAATGAATTAGAACAAGGTGTAAGAGTTACAAGTTACTTGCAAGATAATGATGAAAATAATGATATTTTTTATAGGGTTTGTGTTTTTTTTACTGACTCAGTAGAAGGAGAAATGGAGTTGCACTTAAATAAATTTGAAAGTGCTGATTTACTGACCATTGAGAATGATGAATTTTTTGTAAACACAGAAGAAATAGAAGCAAAAATAGAAAACTATAAAGAATTAATGAAACAAGCTAGAGGAAATGGATAACATGGCTAATTTAAAAATTCAAAAAGATAATGGAGAAATAGAAGAATTTAATAAAGAAGATATGACAGATCAACAAAGAAGTTTGTTTGATGATATTTTATCTTTGCAAAGTAGATGTATTGAATTAGAACCAATGGCTAGAGAATTTTCAGATAAAAAACAATTGGTAGATTTAAAGTCAAAATTATTGCAAGAAAGTTTAGAAGGTGCAGACAATGCCACGAAAAAAAATAGCAAGTAAAAAACCATTAGCTAAACGACCTACTGTAGAACAAGTAGCTAATGCTTT